CATCAGCTTGTTAAGAGCACTCCTGATTTTAAAAACTTCACTGATCAGGATTTGGCTGAATCCAGCGACTTATATGCTGCTGGCGCATTTGCCATCAGTAGTGCGCTCACCCTGATTGGCAATCTGGCGCTAGACGCAACTAATGCAGAAGATTATGCAGATGAAGATGCCCGGCGTGACCTGGTTCTTGTAAGCCATGTATTGCGTCACCTCCCAAGAATGGCCCAAGCGCTTAATCAGAGTAGTGATTCTGCGGATTATGTACGTACCCAGCGTAACAAAGGAGGCAAGGCATGATCAGCAACGTCAAATTTAACGAACTGACTAGTCGCGTTGATGTGCTGGTGGAGAAGGTCTTGCACCTTGAGGCGCAGATCAAATCACTTACTGATAGCCAGGGAGGAGAGATCCCCCCCGGTATGACCCCGGTAACTACGCTGGCGGCGCAGTTCGGTATTTCCACCAAGAAGGCCGAAGAACTGGCGAAAAATACGGGGGTAATGCTGGTGCGGATGAAATCGGGCGGATTCATTGCACCCGATGAGAAATTCAGGGAGGCGGCGCGACTGGTACTTCGGGCGGCAAAACGTAAATACGGATCGGCCTACTGGTATCACCCGCTGATCGGTAAATTCCAGATGAGCGGAGGGATCCCGAAATGACAGATGCAGTGATGACAGTCGAAGCCGTATCTGATGCGCTGTTTACCTGCTCATATCTGTGGGCGCACGGTAAGCACTACACCCGCACGGATGCTGATAAGGCAATCCACCAGCACAAAGACCCGACAACACGCTATGGCAAGCTGGCGGTGCGATTAAAACAGATAGTGGAGATGCCTTACGAGGATCTATGTGATGCCGGTTATCTCGATACCAACCATAAACAGATGATTATCGCCCGGCGTTCGGTGCTGGTGGACGAGATTGGCGAGGACGAAATGAACGCCTGGCTGGCAGACACACAGCTGATTCAGCGGGCTTTCCCGGATGCTCCCGCCGTTGACCGGCACTCAAGGCTTCCACTTTCCCGCGGCTCTGAGGGTTTTAACGTTCGCCAGGACTACGTGATCAAACATATGATTCCGGCACAGTCACTATGCAGCATATACGGCCCCAGCGGGTCATATAAGAGTTTCCTTGCGGTGTCGTGGGCCTGTCACATTGCCGCCGGCGCTCCCTGGTCTGGACGGAAGGTTGAACAGGGTGCAGTGCTGTACGTGGTGGGTGAGGGTGGCGTAGGCGTACCACGCCGGATCAAAGCATGGGAACAGATGCACGGCCAGAGCGTGGACAGTCTCTGGCTGGTGAATCGCCCTGTGTTCCCGGTGCGCGAGTCCGAGGTGTCAGAAGTGATTCTTGCCGCCAAGCAGATCACTGCGGAATGTGGTATGCCAGTCCGACTGGTGGTGATCGATACGCTGGCCCGTTGCTTTGGTGGTAACGATGAAAACGATGCCCGTGATATGGGCGCGTTTATCGAGGGTTGTGACGTTATCAAACAGAAAACCGGTGCCACGGTGCTGGTGGTGCATCACTCAGGTAAGGATGAAGCCAAAGGCGCGCGCGGTTCCAGTTCTTTCCGCGCAGCGCTGGATGCCGAGTTTAACGTTAAGCGGGAAGGGGAAAACCAGGCACTGATTCTTTCCTGTACCAAGATGAAGGATGCCGAAGAACCGCAACGCAAGGCATATGATTTGCGCACCGCTGAACTGTACACCGATGAAGACGGCGACATAATTTGTTCGCTGGTGGTTCGGGATGTGGCCAGAGACGCCCGGGAAATTGATCCGGAACTGATGGGTGTGGAAAAGCTCAGTGATAACCATATGGCGCTGTGGCAGGCTATACGAAGCCGTACTGCACGCAATGAACCCTGTAACCGGGCAGTCATCCGGGATGACCTGAAAGCGCTGGGAATTAACACCAAGCATTTCACGCGCTGGGTACAGAAGCTGATCGATGACGGTCTGGTTATTCAGGACGGTGATTTGTTGTCGGTGCAGTCGCTAAGGGAAGTGGGTAATTAAGTGGGGGGCTGGTGGGGAAGGTGGGGAATGACCCTCATATTTCCCCACTTAGCGCCCATATACAGGGACGAAGTGGGTAAAAGTCGTCAAACCCGCGTCATTACTGGTCTGAGCGGGTGTTTATGGAAATACCTGTGGGGAGCTGGTGGGGAGCATGCAAAGTGGGTAATTGGTGGGTAGATATTAACGGAGAAATCGTAATGTGGGATACCTTTATCGGAAATATTGTGACTGTGATTTTACTTCTGATGAGTACAGTTGCTGGGTGGTTTTTCACGGATCACAGAAGACTTAGCCATTTATATTTCCCTCGTAAATTTAGAAAAATAAAGCATGCTTTGGTGATATATAGTCGTTTTTTATACAGTGGGGGAAAATTTCGGCGTATATTGTTTTCATTGGTTGTTTTATCTTTATCATTCATCATTTTCACTGATTCTAATGAGTATAAATTTATTGAAAATATGGCGTTTTCAATAATTGCTGCATTCATATTTGATATGTTTCTAAATTTTCAAAAAGAGCATATGCTTAAAAGCATGGCTTCTCGTTACTGGCATTCATCTTATTATTCATGTTATGACCGTGAAAAAATTGTTTTGGCACTATTTTTGGGTGGTAAATCTTTGCCAAAAAAAATAAATATCTCTTCATTGTATAAGTTAATGTTTATTTGTCTTTTTGGAAGCGATAAGCCAGTCACACTTGAAGCTATTTATTTACCATGGTCGAATAATAGTACTGGTTTGAAAATGCTGAGTTTGCCTAAGGGCTGTTCTTTCGATGATTTAATTTTAGAATTTATCAGGGAAGATGCCAAGTTTATCAATGGTTTTTATTTAGATGAGAAAGTTACTGTATCATTTCCTGGTCTGAATGATATATCAAGGCGTTTTAATAACTCATGCTTGATAGCATTAAGCATGGTTGAAACGAAACTGGGGTTACAGAAAGGCTGGAATGGTAGCGATGACATGATTCTGAAACAACTACATCAATATCTGGGGGACAGATGTACATTTATGGCTGCTTGTGAGAATCAATTTGGGCATTACGGTACGACTGGGATTTAAGCAGCCCTTGATGGCCAGGAACGATGAGAAAAAAGCGGGCCACACCCAGCCCGCTTTTTGACTAACACGAAGAACATAAACGAAACTGTTATCTTTGGAGGAAATAACGAAGTAACAATAGCAGAACGTTAGCTGTTGTATATCTGCGTTATCGAACTTTATACACTATTGCACATTATTGCACTCATCTGATTCTGCATTCACAGTGATAACATTATTGCTGTGACAATTCCTGTATTTTTCATTTTGAGGTAAATCTATGCCTGATTTATATTCACCAGCAGCGCTTGTCCGGGTTGTAAGTGCTGAGGATATCCAGAAGCAGCTTAAAACCCTTTTCACAGATTTATTCTTTACCCGCGCGGTAACGTTCGAAACACGCGATATCATCCTGGACACTATCGACGACCCAAATATTCCGATCGCAGCGTTTTGTTCACCTATGGTTGGTAGTAAGGTGGCGCGTGATGAGGGCTATGAATCAAAATCCATCCGTCCGGGTTACATGAAGCCCAAGAGTAGTATTGACCCAAATAAACTGGCCGTTCGCCCGGCTGGTGTCACACCAGAACAATACAGCACGCTCGACACCCGCAATATCAAGATTAAGCAGGCCATTCTTAAACAGTCGATTGCTATCCGGGCGCGTATTGAATGGCTTGCGGTTCAGGCTGTCACTACCGGGAAAAATATCATTGAAGGGGAAGGTATTGAGCGCTACGAACTGGACTGGAATATCAAAACCCAGAACATGATCATTCAGTCTGGTGGTGCAGCCTGGTCAGGTAAAGACAAGGCAACATTTGACCCAAATGACGATATTGAAGCCTATTCAGAACTGAGTGAAGGGGTAACAAATATCATCATCATGGGTGGAAACGTCTGGAAGAAATATCGCTCATTCAAAGCGATTAAGGATGTGCTCGATACTCGTCGCGGATCAAATGCTCAACTGGAAACGGCACTTAAAGACCTGGGTGATTCAGTGAGCTTTAAGGGATATATGGGAGACGTTGCAATCGTGGTTTATAGCGGTCGCTATACCGATGAAGACGGCACCGAAAAATATTTTCTCGATCCTGATTTGATGGTGCTTGGAAATACGGCCCTGCAGGGGATTGTGGCTTATGGTGGGATTCAGGACCCTGAACTTATCCGTATGGGGATCACCAAAGCAGAACTCGCGCCTAAAAATTACATCGTGCCTGGCGATCCGGCTATTGAATACGTCCAGACCCATTCCGCGCCGCAACCTATTCCGGCTCGTATTAACCGCTTTGTCACCGTTCGAGTGGCTTAAGGAGCATTCATGACTACGCATTACACTGAGCTGGTGGCTGGTACCGAGGCGCTGGTGTCTACTCTGGGGATATTTGTTGGTGGTAAGGGGGTTATCCCGGCGCTTACGCCGCTGATGCAGGATAACACCACTGGCGCTCTTGTTGTCTGGGATGGCGTGAACGCAGGACAGGCGGTGTATGTGTCGTGCTTTGCCGTTGATACCGCCAGTCAGACACAGGCGCAGGTCTATAAAGCGGGCGTGATGAATGTTGACGTGCTCAACTGGCCTGAGGCTGTGACGACCCTCTCTGCTAAGGTTGCCGCCTTTGTTGGCTCTGGTATTTCTGTTCAACCGCTGGCACTGGTGTAAGGGGATTACAATGAAAGAAAACAGCCTGATGGCAACTGCCGATGCCCTCTATCCGGATTCTGTTGTGCGCGAGCTACAAGAACTGGCAGACAAGATGAACGTAAGTGAGCGCCTGGTTGATATGAATCAGGTGATTGAACTGACCACACTAAGCCGCAGAACGTTACTGAACCTCGAGGCTCGTGGTGAATTTCCGGCGCGTGTACAGGTCACTGAGGGTCGCAAGGCCTGGTATCTGAGTGAAGTGATTGAGTGGATTAACAACATTCCCCGTTGCTCTGAGACATGCCAGATCCCTGTACCAGTCAAACCAGAAGCTTCGCTATGCCTCAAGACTGAACGAGTTCGCCGCCAGGTCCGTGATGGGAAAAGCAAGCTGGTAGGCTGATCGGACAGGCTCGATTGACCCGGTAATTGGGCGCGGGTCCTTTCGGGAGATCCGGCTTACTACGGGGCGGCGACCTCGCAGAATAGCGCTATTTATGAGATTTTCTGAGATGCTGGTGGTGGTGTTGTTGTTCGTTGTATCAGTATGATTTAGATGGTTTTTATTACTTCAATACACCCACCTGAGCATTAAAAAAACGGTATAAAGGTGGAAAATGGCTCAGCATCTACTGAATAAGAAGAACATGGCAAAAAGCTGTAAGGTCGGTGTGACAGCTTTCGACAAATGGGGCATCGAACCGATACAGCGTATCGGGCGTGAGGCATTTTATGATGTTGCCAGCGTGGTGAGTAACAGGGTTGAAAATGAGCTGAGTAAAATTATGGATCAGGGCGGCGACATTGATGACGCTGAACTGTTAAAGGCCCGGATTCGCCTGACGAACGCCCAGGCAGATGCGCAGGAGTTGAAGAATGCCCGTGAAACAGGCGAGGTTATTGATACTGCATTTGCCACTTATGTCCTTGCGAAACTTGCCGCAGAAATCGGTTCAATCATGGATAGTCTTCCTCTGACAATAAACCGTAAATTTCCGGACATGGAGACTCGCTACTCCAATGCTATCAAAGTTGAGGTAAACAGGGCGGTAAGCCGTGCTTCAACTGTTGCTGACCTTATTCCTGAAATGGCTGAGCGGTACATTGAAGAAAATCAGAAGGGCTGAATACTATGAATCCATGTGCAGAAGTCATGACAACTATCAAACTGAGTGGATCTTTAGCTTCTTTATTCGGCAGAGAACATCAGCGCCTTATCGGTCCGACGCGTGAAGCATTCAGAGCATTATCAGCCACTATTCCGGGATTTGAGAAATTCATGAACACCAGCAAGGCGCG